ATCGACATGAAGCTCTGCATCGCGCAGACCATGGCGCTGGCGCAACAGTATATGACTCCCGAGGAGGTCGCGCGCATCACCGGCAATGCCCAGTTGGCATTCAACGCAAGCCCTCAAGACATCCGTGGGCGATTCGACATTACCGCTGAGTTTGACGCGCGCCTCCTCGACAACGAAGCACTGGGCGCAAAACTCGACTACCTCGCCAAAGTCCTCGTCCCGCTGGACAGCTTCGGCGTCATCGACCGCGCTGGCTTGGTCAAATACATGTTCCAAGCCGTTGACCCGAATCTTGCTGGCCTCTTGGTGCAAGACATCGGCGCCGCCACCCAAGCCGAGATCGAAGACGAGCAAGGTGCGTTTGCAAAAATCGCCGCAGGCACCGAGCCGCCGCTCAAAGAAGGCGGACAAAACGCGCAGGTAAGACTGCAAACCCTCCAGCAAATCATTCAAAGCAATCCCGCCGTCCAGCAGCGGTATCAACAGGACGAAATCTTCCGCAAGATGATCGACGCCCGCGCGCAAGCCTTCCAGTTCCAGCTCCAACAGCAGCAAAACGCAGTCATCGGCCGCACCGGCGCCCAGCCCGCGCTGCAAAAGATGGCGCAGGAACAGCAACTCGGCATGTCCGCCCAACCCGCCGCCTAACAAATGCACCCGAACATCAACGTCCGCAACGTCGCTGGCCTCAACATCCCGCAGCACGACTATATCTCAATCAGCTACTACGGCAGCACGAACAACATCCAAACGGTGCAATACAAAGAAGGCGGCAGCACCGGCCAAACAGTCGCCACGCTGACCCTCTCCTACACGACCAACCCGCCGACCACCAACGACGCGGACCTCGCTGCCGTCACCCGCTCTTAAATCTCCAATTTCTAATTTGTAATGCCTTGGACGTTTAACCCCTTCAGCGGCACGTTCGATCAAAAAGGATCGGGCGGCGGCGGCGGCTCTGCCTTCTTCGCTGGCGAAGTGGCGACCTATGCCGACCTCCCGCTCGACGGATCGGCGGCCCTCGATAGCCGCTGGCTCGTCCGCTCAAACTCCGGAACGTGGCCCTTCTCGTCCTACAAACAGGCTGGCGTGTATGTGCGCAAGGCCATCGTCGGCGCCTCCCGCGACAACGACTACCAGCTCACCGACACGTCATTCCACGATGTTATGAGCGACAGTGCGTTCCTCATCTACGACAATACGGACCCGACCAAAGCGGCCAAGTTCGATGTCGGCACCAACGTGGCCGCCGGACAGACGAGGACCCTAAGTATCCCCAACACCAACGGAACCATCGCGCTGACCGGCCAACTCACCGAGACCCGCATCTATACCGCTAACGACACTTGGACAAAACCCGCCGGAGCCAAGATGGTGCATTACATCGTCATCGGCGGCGGCGGCGGGGGCGGCGGCGGTAGATGTGATAACGCAGGAACAGACCGCAGCGGCGGCGGCGGCGGGAGCGCGGGAGGCATTACTGTTGGGTGGTTAGACGCCAGCGCATTGGGCGCTACAGAAGCTATTACGGTTGGCGCTGGCGGCGCAGGCGGCTCTGGACGATCCACTGCCAATAATGGTCAGGCGGGATCGTCTGGTGGCGTCAGCAGTATAGGATCGGTCATTCAAACATTCGCGTCAGGTGGCGGCAGTGGTGGAGCAACAACGACTGGCGCTGGAGGATCTGGTGCGTCGAATAGTGCGAGAATTTATAGTGCAGACGGGACTACGAATGGTGGAGTCAATGGCAGCAATGGAAGCAGAACGCAGGGTTCCGCAGTTTTCAACGCACCCACTGGCGGTCAAGGCGGCAGCGGGATCACTGCCGCAAATGTGGTAAACGCAAGCGCGGCAGCGGCAGATTCGGGTCACGTTCGCACAGGAGCATTGGTTGCTGGCGGGACCGGCGGGGCAAGTGCTGCTGGTGGAAACGGAAACTCTGGTGGCATGAATTTTGTCGGAACGGGCGGCGGCGGCGGATCTCCAAATAGCTCCACGGGTGCTGGCAACGCGGGCGGCAACGGCGGTCTTTACGGCGGCGGCGGCGGCGGAGGCAGCGCGGGAGCCTTGCCAGCGGCTTCGGGAGCAGGCGGCAACGGCGCGGCGGGCATCGTTGTCATCACCACTTACTTCTAACCATGACCGAGCAATACGCCATCCTCGACCAACCCAACGGACACCTCGTCAACGTCGTCCTCTGGGACGGCGACACCGCCAAGTGGCAACCGCCCGCCGGAACGTCCGCCGTCCGCTTGGCCGACATCGACCTCGCCACGCTTCCGCCCGCACCCGCACCGGAAGCCGAACCGATCACCGCCGAAGAACACCTCCGCAGTGTCGGCCTCGCAGGCGACCGCCAGCCCACACTTTTGTATCTGCGCCAAAGCCTCACCGCCGCAGGCAAAACCTGCGCCGAGCTGGACGCCGTCGAAGCCTACTTGCAGCAGATCCTCACCATGTTCGCCGCCAATCCGGCGCCGCAAGCATCGTGGCCGAATCCCAGCGTCACTTTTGAAGCCGCCGTGCAGTCGGCCATGAACGCACTCAACAGCTAATGCGCACAGTCACCTTACAGTCTATCCTCTTGAGGGCATGGCAGCGTGTCGGCAACGACGCCAGCACCATCGACGCCATCCCATCCGGCGCAAGAACCATGATGGTCGCCGCCGCCAACGAGCGCATCGCCGACTGCTGGGAGTGGGCCGACTGGCCAGAACTCATGCGCGTCGAGGAACGCACCGTCGAAGGCAACGACACGACCGGCTACTTCATCCCCTACGAGCAAACCGGCGAGACCGCCATGGGCGAAGTCTTCGCCGTCCTCCGCGACAACCCTGCGACACACGTTGCACCCCGCCAGATCGGCTACACGCTCTTGGGCGACAACGTCCGCTTCCCGCAAAGCACCGACCTGCCGGACACCGTCTGGGTCAACTTCCGAATCCGTCCGACCGAATACAGCGCCAGCAACCTCACCGCGACCGTGCCCGCCGTCATCGCCAAAGCAGTCGGCTACCTGCTCACCTCGGATCTGCAAACTGAGGACGGCCAGCTCGACAAAGCACTCGCCATGGAACAGATGGCCGAGTCCGAGCTGATCTCCCAGCGCGACAAATACTACTTTCAGCAGGGCCAACCCTCCATGTGGACGGCCCGCGTCAACCAATACTAACTATGCATCCTAATACCCGCATCACCAACCGCACGTCCGGCGCTGTCAGCATCGCCGACACAACCCAAGTCAACGCCGACTTCACCAGCATCGACGTGATGACCGACACCAAGTTCCACACGCTGACCGGCAACCTCACCGGCGCCGCGAACGCCACCGAGGCCAGCGCCGCGCTCATCAAGGCGGGCACGACCCTCGACGGCTTCTTCAGTGCCATCAAGCTGCACAGCGGCACGGTGATTGCCTACCGCAAATAGTGAGGAGCCGCGCGATGAGCCTGTCGTATTTTCATCACAACATGAGCACCACCGAGAAGGGCGTGCTTGGAACGGTTACTAGCATCGGCTCAAGCGTCTTCTCAATGCTCCCTCACCTAGAAACAACCCTGCGAGTCGCCGGTCTATGTGTCGGCCTCGCGGTCGGCATCGTCACCTTAATTTCGGTCCTTCACGACCTACGCAAAAAACAGAAGCAAAAATAATATGAGAAACTGGAAAACATCACTCCTCGGAGTCCTCACAATCATCGCAAGTCTCAGCACCGCCGGACGCGAGTTCCTCGCCAACGGCAGCATCCCCGACCTCGGCCTTATCACCGCGAGCCTGCTCGCCGGTTGGGGCTTGATCGTTGCTAAGGACAACAACGCCCGCCTCTGACTCCATGAGCCACGCCCGCGCCACAAAAGCCATTGCAGTTGCGATCCTCGGCGCGAGCTGGGCTGTCGCTGCGGCTGGCTGCGTGACGGTCGGCTATGACTTCTTGAAGCAGCAAGCCACCGTCACATTCGACGCGAAGACCGTCAAAGAGCCAACCAAGTGATCCCCAAGAGCCGACCACAACAAAAGCGCGACGAGACGCTGAAGCAGCTCAAGGCTGCCAACGTCAGCGATCCGGTGTGCTTGGTCGGCATTCGTGGCTACTACCGGGACAGTATGGGCGCGAAGGGCAAGAACGACCGAGGCATCTACGACGACGCCATCATCCTTGTTTCGCCCAATGTCCACGCCGCCTTCAACGCCAACGTCGATCCGGCCCGCAGCGGGAAGAATCCCAAGGTCGGCAAGGGCTACGCATCCCTCAAGTCAGGCGTCTACCGCTACAAACTGGGCAAGCACGGCATTCGGAGCGGCAACCCTTACAAAGCTCTGGTCCAAGGCGATGCAGTCACCGTCCAGCGCGACGGCGGCAAGGAAGAGACCGGCTTCTTCGGCATTAACATCCATCGCGGCGGAATGACCCGCACCAACAGCGAAGGCTGCCAGACCCTTCCGCCCTCCCAGTGGCCCGCCTTCATCTCGCTCGTTGAGTCCGAGATGAAAAGGAACAACGCCAAGACCGTCAGCTACGTCCTGACCCATCCCCGCAAAGACATCTCCTAACCCTTTCACTTTCACCCTCACTCCTCACTTCCTCTTATGGCCAAAACAATTCCCCAACTAACCGACGCCACAACCGTCAACGCCGCCGACGAACTCATCATCCAGCAAGGCGGCATCACCAAACGGGCTACCGGCGCTGAACTGGCCAAGGGGCTGAACACGATCAACGGAACGGTCAACGTGAAGGATTTCGGAGCCGTGGGTGATGGCGTGGCAGATGACACAGCAGCAATTCAAGCGGCCTTAAACGCAGCTTGCTCCGTGCATTTTCCAGCAACTGCGAACGGTTACCGCGTCACCAGCACGATGACCATTGCGCAGCCCAACAAAGTTATTTTTGGAGATGGCCGCTTTGCATCCTACATTAATTTGGCTTCGCAGAACTTCGACATTTTCGACGTAACGGCAGTCGGCAACGTCCAAATCCGAGACTTAGGAGTAATAAATTTTGGCGCGGCTACGTCGGGCTTTTTTGTCAATGGCGCGGTGCCCTATGACCTGGAGGTAATCGACTGTTATACGAACGGTGTCCACAGCGGAGTTTTGAGCGGCACGGCAGGTTCTATGAGTAACGGCTCAAAGCTGATGATCCGAGGCTGCAAGTTCGTTAACATTGCAACTGGCTCGGGTGTCGGCGTGCTTATTCGCGGCACTGCCGAGGTGCGCGACGTAATAGATTGTCAAATAGGTAGACTCGGCTCAACTGTGTTAGCAAACAACGCCGCGTTCGGCATCATTATTGTGGGCGGCGTCGCCATCAACCTTTGCAACCTACAATTAACCGGCGCAGGAACCCCAGTGAAAATTGAAGCCGGTGCAGATGGCGTCGCGCATGTAACGATGGATCGCGTCTGGTGTGATTCGTCTTCGGGCACCGGCATGTTCTTGGACGGAAGCGGCGGAATCATCACAGACGTTCGGGCGGATAGCTGCTGGTTCAGCAGCAACGGGCTAAACGGTATTCGGATTAGTGGCGTTGCCCGTGATGTAAAGATCGACGGCAACAACCAAATTTTAAAAAACGGCCAATCGGGCATTGCGGTCGATGACGCCTCAACAGTTATCGGACTAAGCATCCGAAACAATTCTATCGGCGGGAACGCCTCCAATGCCCTGACGCTTGGCGCTGGCATCACACGTTTTGCGGTGCAAAACAACCAAATTGGGTCCGCGTCGGTTTTTGGCGCAAACGCAAACGGCATTGTGCTGATTGCGGGAGCAACAAACGAATACATCATAACTGGCAATGACCTGCGCGGGAACACTGGCAGCAACTACATTAACAACGCGACTGGAACAAATGCCCGCGTTGAAAGCAATTTGGGGCATAATCCTGTAGGAAGTTCCGGCATTTCAGTGGGCGCTTCACCCTTTACCTACATCGCGGGGGCATCACCTGAAGTTGTGTATATCAATGGCGGCACGGTTTCCTTGGTCACTGTGGATGGATTGCCCGCGTTCCAGCAGACAAACTGCACTGTCCGTCTGGAGCCGTTCAAAAGTGTTGTGGTTTCTTACAGCTCCGCCCCCGGAATGATTAAGCAGGTGTCCTAATGCAAAAACCCATGCAAGACGATTCATTATATGAAATTGACGGCGACGTTGAAGACGGCGCCGTTTTAGCCAACGAAGACGCGGTTCCAGACGGCCAACAATACGACATCTAATGCCCCTCCAATCCCCAACCGCCCGCGATGGTGACGCAGGATTCATCGGCTTTGCCAGCCGGATGAATCCGGTGGCGTTGCCGGCGGGTGTGCTCCAGCTTTCGGAGAACATGCGGTTGGATCGCGGAACGGCCAAGACGCGCAAGGGGGCGCGGCGGTTGGCGGATGATTTGCTGCCGAGCGGGTTTCCGCTGACCTTGCCGTTCCGGTTTGACCCCATCGAGACGACGGAGACGGTGTTGGATTTCACGCTGGGCATCGGGGACGCCGGGGTGCAGGTGCTGACGACTTACCCCAACGGCGTCTTCACCAGCGGCACCTACCGCTCGCCGGGGCTGAACAACAAGGAATACATCCTGCTGGCGACCAATAGCGGCGCCTTTATCTACGACGACACGAATAGCCTCGGAGACGTTGAGAGCATCATCACCGACCACACCGGCGATCCGATCACCGATGAGCTGGGCAATGAGCTGGTGGCGATCAATTACTTTCAGCCTCTGCCGTTTCCGGCGGGCGAGATCATTGAGCCGACCGACAAGGTCAGCATGGTGCAGGCATTTGACAGAATGTATCTGCTGCGGGAGGCCGACCAAAATGTGGCGGGTTGGGGTCCGAAGGAGTTGACCGGCGGCGGCATCGGCGTCTCGGGCACCACGGCCACGGTCTATTGCACGGCGCATGGCTACTCGGCCGGACAGCGGGTGCGGATGGACGGCGGATCGGTGGCGGCCTTCGCGGGCCACGAATACGACATTGTCAGCGTCAGCACGAATAGTTTTGCCATTACGGTGCCAAGCGGCACGGCATCCATGGCGGCGGCGTCGGGGCGGACGGTGCGCAGGGTCAAGCCGCCGCTGTATTGGACGGGCGACATTACGACGCCTTTCGTCAAGGCGCCGGGTGGTGTTCCGGCTGAGGGCGCAACGTATCGCCGGATGCGCTCGGTGCCGTGGGCCAGCTATATCGGCAATCGCCTCGTTCTGCCGGACGGACGCGACCAAGTGATGCTTTCGGACGTGCTGGAGCCGGATGTCTATGATCCGTTCTGGTCCAGCTTTCGCGCCAACAAAGGGAGCAACGACTACATCGTGGCGGTGCATCCATGGGTGGAGGGCAGCTTCCTTATCTTCATGCGCAATAGCATCTGGCTGGCTACCGTGAACCAGACCTACGATCCTTCGAGCGGCGACGGGTTGGTCTCGCGTTTGGATTTGCTAACGGATGAGATTGGTTGCAGCGCCCGCCGGTCCATCGCTACGGCCGGTCAGTATATTTACTTCCTCTCGGACGCTGGAGTCTACCGCCTCGATGCGCGGTTGGATCTTAAATTGCGCGGAGATACCAAACCTCTTTCGGACGCCATCGCGGACCAGATCGCCCGCATTCCGAGCGATGGAGCTGAGAACGCCGTGGGCCTGTGGCACGACAACCGTTACTGGCTGGCGGCGCCGGTGGATGGCGCGGACCTCAACAATGCGCTGTTCATTTACTCGGCGCTCAACGAGCAATGGGAAACCATCGACAGCTATCCTTTTGGGATCAGCAATTTGATCGTGGCGCAACGCAATGCGACCAGCCGCCGCCTGTTTGCCGCCTCATTGACCGGCAAGCTGTTTCTGCTGGAAGACGTGGAGCGCGGAGATGATCCGCCGGATTCTACGCTGGGCATTGACTACTTCACGCCGGTTGGCGGTCGCCTCAAGACGCGCCGCTATGGATTCGGCACCATGGGCAGCAAGCGATTCGTGCGCGTGATGTCGGACGTAGTTCTGCCGAATACCGGATCAATCAAGGTCAACGCCTTGATGGTCAACCCTGACAAGGAAATCGAACTGGTGCCGGGAATGACCAACACGTCCGGTCTGGCTGAGGATTACACGCTGAAGCAGCCGATCCGCACGAAGGCGCATTACTGCGAAATTGAATTTGAAACCACCGCCGAACGACCGGAGATCCGAACGGTCGGCGTGGAGGCGGCCATGCCCAGCATGCCGCAAACCGAAACACGACATAGCGAATAATTATGGCAACACTAAGCAAGGGACACACTTTCAGCGGGGGCGAAACCGTCACGGCGGCCAAGCTCAATGCGCTGGTCGATAGCGCCACGATCAGCAATATCGTCAATGCCGAGATCGACGCCTCGGCCGCCATTGCCTTGAGCAAGCTGGCAACCGGCGCCCTGCCGACCGGCATCACGGTGGCCTCGGCTAATCTGGTAGACGGCACCATCGTAGACGCTGACGTGTCTGCCTCGGCCGAAATCGCCGTGAGCAAGCTGGCCGATGGCACGGCGCGGCAGCTCTTGCAGACGGACGCAGCCGGAACCGGAGTAGAATGGACGGACAATGCGGACCTCCCCGGCACGCTGGATGTGACGGGGGCAGCCGTGCTTGACAGCACCTTAACGGTGGCGGGCGCCGCCACATTCAACGGCAACGTGACCATGGGTGATGCCGACAACATCATCTTAAACACGACAACCGGCACCAAGATCGGCACGGCGGTGGGGCAAAAGATTGGCTTTTGGAACGTGACACCGGTGGTGCAGCCGGCCGCAGCCGGACAAGCAGCAGCAGCGGCGCAGACTCAGGACTCGCTGACAGACAGCACGGGCGGATCGGTCAGCACGACGCTGGCCGCAATCACGGCTCCGGCCGCTGATGCAACCACCTCGCTGACCGCCGACATGACGGCGGTGAAGAACGCCTTGGCGTCCATTGCCGCCCAGCTCGCCAAGATCCGCACGGACGTGGCCAATATCAAAACACTTCAAGACGCAAGCCGCACCGCGCTCGTCAACACGGGAATCATGAAGGGAGCAGCATAATATGGCAACAATCACCGCAGGATATAGCTGGGTGTCGGGCGAAGTCGTCACCCCAGCCAAGATGAACTCGGCCGCCGTGCCGACCATCAGCAACATTGTCAACGCCGACGTGTCGGCTTCGGCCGCCATCGCCGGCAGCAAGGTGTCGCCGAATTTTGGGGCACAGAATGTCGTGACGACCGGTGCCGGGGGATTTGGCACGGCCACACCGGACGCCAAAGCGGCCCTCGATGTGACCAGCACGACGCAGGGATTCCTCCCGCCGCGCATGACAACGGCGCAGCGTGATGCAATCACCAGCCCGACCGCTGGACTTGTCCTTTACAATTCGACAACGAACAAACTCCAAGTCCGCACCAACACGGCATGGACCGATCTGCACTAATGCTGCCATGGCAACGCGCAAAACACTGGTGGGACAACCACAGCACGCAAGACTTCTGGGAAGCAGTCGGCGAGCATCTGTCGGCGGGCTATGTGTGGAACTCGCCGGAATGCTTCATGCTGACCAAGTCGGCGCGGTGGAATGCGGAGGAGCAAAACTTTGAACTTGGTGAAAGCAACTGCTGGTTCGTCACTCTGGCTGCTGGCGCTGCTGGCACAAGCTGCGTGCGGGAGTGCCTTCGCGTGGCGCCGCATCCGCAGACCTATGTGGCATGGTGCCGCAGGGGCAGCTTTGAGCCGCGAGTCTATTCGTGGAAACAACTAACTAAGAAAGTAGGAGGACAATAATATGGG